TCTGTTTCTCAGTTTCGAGTACACTGATAGCTGTATGGATATGCCCAGTGTCGTGAGGCTGAAGCTGAAGCTTAAGATCATCTATTAATTCACAGATATGATCATATTTTTCTAATAGCGTCATTTACGTGCTCCTATAAGCATATTCAAGTGCTCGATCTGCTTCCATTTCGAGCGGACGATTTTCGTACCAGCTACCATTTTCCAAATCAAACTGCTTACACATTTCAGCAATCTGAGTTGCTGTGATAGGATATTCCTTTTCAAGTGCACGAGCAGCAAGTGATACCATAATCTGGTACATCTTATGATACCAACCTGTGTTACTTATCGTCTGATACTCAGCAGCTAAACGCTTTGGCCAAAATGGACAATCGTGATAGGAAGTCCAAACAACATTACTATCTTTGGCTTCCATCATGGATTTACGATGTTGGACGACTTGTTCGGCAAGCTCAGGAGGAAGTCGATCGAGAAACGTGGCTCCACTCTTATTCCTCTCAGCAAAAGGATGTGCCTGCATTAAATCCCGCGGATTAATAGGCTTACCGTGATTACTGAATATGAAATTAAAAGCATTTGAGTAATCAGCAGGTATGTAATACATCCTACTAAGGTCCTTAGTTTGTCTATCTCCGATATTGTCGAGGCTTGTATTGAGGGCATACCAGAAATGCTTAATCTCAGATGATGCGATCTCTTCTGTAAGCTCGAACACAAGGCGGAACTTCGGAAAATCGCGTGTAGAGCTAGCAGTAGAATAACACACCCAGCGATAATCACCATAACGATTTCGGAGCTCATTTTCTATATCACCTTTAAATTCATGGTCGTCAACATCAACAGCAGCCCAACCTGCCCAAGCCAATACGTTTTTATTGGCTCGTGTAGTCCCGTCCTCATAAACAGCAGGCGATATAAGTTCTGCATCTTTCTTACCTCCTTTAGGCTGTTCAGCCAATTTATACAACAATGATTCTAATTGTTCAAACGTATCGAAGTCCATCCGACGATGGGTTTTATTATCAAACTGACTCCGAAAGAGTGTCAGAGAGTACACCATGATTTCCCTCGTGGCTAGGAGCGGTCCAACCTTCAGGCTTAATTAGATCTGGTAATCCTAATGGATTAGGCCGGTCTGGTTTAACACCAGGTTGTTTACTCATATTAGCTTCATGAACTTGATGCCATGCTTTATGAGCATTCACACCAAATGCGTCTAACGTACCAATAGCAACAACGCAAAGATCTATAAGACCGTCGACGATTTCTTCTGGATCTTTATTAGCTACGGCTTGTTTAGTTTCAGCTAACTCTTCTTCGAGAAACTTAACCCGAAAATCTAGGAACTTTTGCATAAGCTCTTTAGCTTCGGCTTGCTCTTCGGGTGTACCATGGCGTCTTTGTCTTTCGTTATCACGAAGCCAACCATGTACACCCATCTTTAAATGCATCGTGCTAATGTCACGAACCCAATCATTACTCATGTATAACTCCATTCTGTATATTCATATTATACCACATATTAATATATTTGTTAACCGAAAAGATCATCCAGTGTGACTCTTTCTTCCGACTCCCAACCGATAGCTGCCAAGATTGGTTCAATCGGTTCAAGAAACGTTTTCTGGAATTGCTTATCGTAGTCCAGGTACTTATCCAATCCAAACTCGGGAGGTAAGTAGTCTGGGAAGGCTATGACATTTTCGCGGATGGGATTAGGCATCTTTAAGTAAGCAAACTTGATCTTATTACCATCTTTTATCTTTTCATATTTGTTGCCTAGATTCTTATTGTCTAGAATATGATTGTAAAGCAGAGACCCGCGCACGTGGATTGGACAACCTTTAGCATATATGCTATTGGGCTTGAACCACTTAGTGACGTCGTTGACACCACGTGGAAACGACGCTTGTTCAGGGGGTAACTGTTTAAACTCTTTACGGAAATCCGCAATAAACTTTTGAGTAGCATGCTTATCACCAGCGATCATAAGCTTAAATGCGTCTTTAAATTTACCACGTACAATCTCTGGTGTAGAAGATTTAACTGCTTCAATGCCCATGATTTTCATCTTCGGTTCAGCGTACTGAACACCTTCGGAATTGTGTACGTTTAGGATATACCGTTTCTTGGCCTGCCATATACCACGATCGGCAATAACCTCGCGTTCCATAACCATACGAGGGATCTTACAGTTACGCTCATTGAACAGATCTTCCATAGACTTCTCAAACATCGGATTGAAATGTTTCTCACAGATGTCTGATAGGAATTGAACCGGATCTTTTGGATTTAGTTTCTTAACAAGAGCAGAGAAATCTACATAAACTGAATCAGTATCAATGGCAATGACATAGTCTGTATCAGTACCAAGAAGTTTATTCAATTCCTGATTAACTGCTTTCTCACACCACTTAATAACATACTGACCAGTGAGAGTAATACCTTCGGCAATACGTAGATCAAAGTAACGGTACCATTTATTGCCTAGTGCACCGAACAAAGAGTTAAGTAAAATCTTAATTGCCATCTGCTTATTTTCATGGTGGCTGATCTCGCGCTCGAGCTCGACCGTGCGCGAAGACTGATACTTTTTCTGTGCTTCTAGCATAGCGTTTTTAGTTTGTTTACGCTCGGCATAATAATCAATAATAATCTTAGGCATAATACCTTCGACGTCCTTACGATACCGAGAGTCGTTTGCAGCAAGACAGAGATCGCCATCGCGTTCAGTAGTAATAGTCTCTGGCGACATGTTCCACTGTGCAATAATGTTCGGATACAGTGAGTTAAGGTCAAAGCTAACTACCCACTCATGCATACCAATCTGAGGCTCTTTTACATATCCACCAGCAAACTTAACGTCAATTGCTGCAAGTTCGTCACGACTGGCGAGAGCAGGAACTACGATGTTTTTCTTACATAGCTCTCGATACACAATCGAATCCCAGATCGATGTGGTGCCGAACACGTCAGTAAAGTTAACACCAGCTTTGTATGCTATAGTAAAAGCTAACTCCATCAAACCCATCTTATCATCAATACGTTGAACCAACTCAACGTCTTTGATGTTGTAGTCAATATAGAGCTGATGGTTTTCTTTGTACAGGTTACGAAGCGAACCATATTCCTCGTAGGATAACTTGCGTTCGCCAAGTACAACGTAGCCGATATGGTCCAACCGATACGATTCTTGTGCTCCGTAGCTATATCCAAACTTAGTAAACAGATCATAGTAATCCATTTGGGATATACCAGTGATCTGGTAGGAATCCATATTTTTGTTTTTGAATTGAACCTTTTTTTCACGTGGCTCGTTACCCCACGGAGATAATCGCTTAACTGCTTCTACTGAACCGATACGATATAAGCGGTTAATGATATACGGTATATCGAAAAATCGTATGTTCCAACCAGTGATAACATCTGGATAATCTTTAGACCAAAACTTCAAGAACTTTACTAATAATTCCTCTTCAGATTTACACTTGCGATATTGTATGAGCAAATGTTTATGAGGAGATAGTTCAGGATCGTAATCGCCCATACCCCAAACGTGATACACTGACGACCTGCTAGACTTAACAGTAATAGCAGTAATAGGGTGTAACGCTTCGTCCGGTGTAGGAAATCCGTCTTCGGAATGAACCTCGATATCGATGTTAGCCACATGGATAAGCTTCGGATCAAATTCTACTTCATCAGGAAATTTTTCAGTAATGAATTGTATGACTGGACGATCCATGCCGTACCAGCGGCTAGAGTTACTAAATTCAGATTGCTCTTTAACCCAATTCCGCATATCACTTGGCGATCGGAAAGTTCTAGGCTTTACGTTTTCACCGTGGATAGATTTAAATCCAGTGGGTTTATCAGACGGTTGGAATAAGGTAGGTTCGAATTCGTAGCGAGTAGAGATCGGTCGACCATTATCGTTATAGCCACGATATACGATACGATTCATATACGTGTCGACGGATGTATAAAATGCTTTCATAATTCCTCCTGGATGAGATATCTATTCTACCACATCCAGGAGGATTTGTAAACCCTTAGTCTTTCTTGATAATGAACTGATAAAGCTCTTGGGCTTTTTCCATCACATTTTCTGGTTTGTACATATCTGGAATGTACGAATCAAAGGTGCCGTATGGTGTACCAGCTTCTTTAGCAAAGGCAATGGTGTCTTTAGCTATTTGAAGATTGGCTTCGTATTGTTTGTCAAGTATTTCCTTGGCCATCTTTAATACGTCCAATCGGATTTCGTATGGATTTTTCATATCTCCTGTCTCCTGTTCTCTGTGTTTGTAGTAAAGGCTTAACATTATTATACCTCTTGATAAGCAAAAGCTATGTTTAATTCTTGAAGATACCCCATGATATTTTCGGGTGAAGTTTCACCGTAAGGATCATCAGGGCAGTTATCTTCTTTACCAGGCTCTTCCCATATCTTTTCAATCTTGCCGTCATCAACTATCATAGCATAACGCCAAGATCTGTAGCCAAACCCTAGATTATCTTTATCTACTAACATACCAAGACAATCAGTAAATAAGCCAGAACCATCGGGAATGACCTGTACCTTTTCGATTCCTTGAGCTTTCGCCCAAGCATTCATTACGAATGCATCGTTCACGCTAATGCAATAAATGGCATTGATACCATATGCTGCAATCTTATCATAATTTTCTTCAAATCCTGGTAGTTGATAGGTTGAACACGTTGGTGTAAATGCACCAGGTAGACTAAAGACAAGGACTCGCTTGCCTTTAAAGTAATCGTCAGTGGTCTTATCTTCCCAACGGTATGGATTAGGACCTTCGATGCTTTCGTCCCGAACTCGGGTCTTAAAGGTTACATTTGGTAAAGTTGTCAAGATTAACTCCTGTGTGTAAAAGTGTGAGGAGGGACTGGATTGCCCCTCCCCGGCTTCTCCTTAGCGATAGCCCCAGACTTTTTTCATACGATGCTCTAGATCGCAATGATCCGTAGCACCCATAAGAAATTTTTCTTCTGGTGTAAGCAATTGCAAACGCCACCAATTCAGCACTTTAGAAACTCTCTTCATGCTGCCATTCTCCCACTGGTGTGAACTGCGATTTGCCACTGGAGTTTAGCTTTTTGATCTTTGTCATAAGCTTGGTAATCCAATGGCGATTCGTTTTTCCAATAGGCTGCAACTACCTCTGGTGTGTAGCCGTGGGTGATTAGATATCGGTTAGCACGTGCTTGCTGACCGGCTTCGATAGTTTTAATTATCTTCTTTAAGAAGTTTAGCATTGTAGTTTTCCCCGTTAATTGAAATGATACGGGGACGCTTCTCTTCTGGAATGATACGCTTCAAATGAATTGTAAGCAAACCATCCGCTAGATCAGCTCCAGTGACTTCTACAAATTCTGAAAGTCTAAAAGACCTCTCGAATTTACGACCACTGATTCCTTTATGGACGTACAAGTCCTGGTCTCGTCTTTGCTCCCGATTCCCCTTTACTGTGAGAATACCGTCATGTGTACTGATCTCAATGTCTTTCTCTTTGAAACCAATCACTGCGAGCTCGATTAGATACTCGTCTTCAGTATTCCGGACCACGTTATGAGGGGGATAACGATCATGTTTATGCTGATTTGTCATCCGCTCAAGATCGTCAAAGATTCGATCAAAACCCACGAATGCTCCGCGTGGGAAATTTACAGTGTGTGTCATTTTTATGACCTCCTAATTAAAGTAAGGTTGTAGATGGACCCGTTTCCAGTATCCGATAATATATATAATGTCTTTTTTATAAATTTAAACCCCCTACACTAGAAAAAAATAAAATTTTTTCAGTGTTAGAGTACGCCTCGCTTTCTTAATGACTTATATAGTCTTTTTAATTTATTAAACTCTGGGTGTTGATGGATCCACATTCCTGTATCTGGCTCAAATTGCTCTTTGAAAAACTTGTCCATCTTATTGTGGCCAGTTGCTATACTAGGTATGACCTGATCGGCTAACCAATCAAATTCAGCATCACTCATGATAGAGTCGTTGTCATACTCATATGCATATGCTGCAAGAGCAAGGCGAATACGAATTCGTCTTTGTCTCTCTACTGCTTCTTGTAGTTCGCTCGGAATAGGCGGTCCCATTCTTTTCTCCCATTATACATATGTCGAAGGATCTGGTTCACCTTCGACCCCAAATGAAAACCCTGCTCTGGATGTGATAGGTTCTACAAGATGATATCTTTGTCTAGGTACCCAATACATCCTTCCGGGTTTAAAATGTTGTTTATATATTAGTCTAGTATTTTTTCGTTCTATATTCGGTTCTGCAACAGATTTGTTATGTGCGTCATAGGTAGACCAATATACTTCGCCCACGAGTTGCAAATATAATACATCCATTGCATCTCTATGTATCTTAAAGCTTTCCGACTTATCTGTAAACCCGCCGAACATATGACAACTAATATTATTTTTGCTAAATATAGAAGCCATTTGTTCTATAATCTGTTTAGCAAAATAAGGAAGACCAGCTCTATTTTCCATACTAGTTAATACGTAACCAAGCTTATCCCATCGAGGTTCATTTTTCTCTGAAGGGTGACCGTCCAATAAAGTTATTACTCGTTGCCAGTCAGTTTCCTTAAAGCTTTGTTGCATTTCAGGCGTCCAGCTAGGAACA